TGCTGATATGATGGCTGAAAAAATATAAGGACATTGTACCCTTCGTCTATTCCATTTCTGAGGAATAAACCCACATACTACCGTTATTAAAATATTCCACGCTAAAATTTTATAATATAATTCCACAATTTACCCCCCTTATTTCAAAATGTCTAAATAGTTCTCCGTTAATTCCGGCTGGTGTAGGTTCATCGTCAATCTCAAACCCCATCCATTTCAACCATACTTTCGCTGTCTCATTGTCATCTGATACATCATTCTCTAAAATCTCAAATACATTAAGCATCTTATTAACATATTTATTACAGTGTTTAGCAACGTGTATTCCTACAATTTTCTTTTTCATAAGATCAGACCCTAACATCCAAATTGAACCAGTTCTATTAAAAATTGTTCCGATTGAACATACTCCCGCTATACAAACTGGTTTATCTTTATATAGAGAAGTCCAACATAACAAACTTCTGTCAAAACCATACTGTAGTGCGGTTGCAGGATCAATACCTCTTGAAAGACATTCTCTCATATCTACATCACGCATATTATATTTAAGTTCGTCAACATGTTCTTGTGTTGCAACCTCTTCTTTTACTCGATCAATCTTGTCCATATTCTACTTTCATTGCTAAAGATAAAATAGTACTTGGAACGGGGTCTGGATTCTGAAAATATAATCTTCCAGCCTCGGAAGAGCCGTCTTGAATAAGAATATCTTTAGTACCAGAATACATTTCTGTAGGTGCGCCGTATAATTCGTCTACCCTAAATGCAATTTCAGTTAATCTATCAGACTGTGAACCTACGCTTAACGCTCTTGTGTTTTCCAGTAAGATACTAACCTCTGTAATATTTCTAACTGTATCCTGTATAGTCTGCCCTGTTTTTGTCGGGAACTCTATATTTAAAGTTTCAATAGATGCTGTATACGCAAGTCCTATTGTTACTATAGAAGCAGCATTGTCTAGAGCTATTGCACCGGAGGCTACTGTATCGGAAGTCACGTTTCCATCTGCTAGTATTGTAACAGCCTCACCCTCTAGGTGTTCCATTCCGCTTAATCCTGTTACAGCTTTCTTAGCAATCCCACCGGACACATAAGTAGTATACGCTGTTCCGTCAATATCTGAATCGTCATTTTGATCGGTCAACTCAAAAGTATTGGTGGCTTTGTTTGCAACTTTATATCTATTACCGTTTAATTCTGTCATCCCTACAATATCTAATATATCAACAAGATCACCGTCTGACATTCCATGAGCTGCGGAAGTTACTACTACAGGATCGGCTTTGGTTGCTGCTGTTATTGTTAAGTCTGTATCATAAGTTAATCCACTGTCTACAAAAAAAGCATCCTTTATATTTGTACTTGGTAATCCGTCTTTCATAAATTCTACATATCTACGAGTAGAACCGTTTACTGTTCTTTTAACAATAAACCAAGCCTCATCAATCCCTGCGGAGGTTGTTATGCTAGCAACGGATTCAAATGTTCCGTTTGTTGAATGTTGATGCCATCCCCAAACTTTATGTTCTTTGAAAAATGTTAATCCCAAAAGAGTACCGTCAGCCATTACACACCATATAATTGAATTAGGGTCTTTTTCATAAGCCCATTCTTTTATGGTAGTGTTTTTAAATAAATGATTTGCTAAAATTGTTAAATCGTTACCTGTGTACCCGTCTGATTCTAAAGTGTACGCTAAATCTCTAATAGTCTTTTTGCTACCTTCGGTGAATAATAACGTGTTCCCGATTTGTATTGGCTGAATATCAGAACATCCCCACTGACTTTGTGGACGTAATAAAACAGATGTAGGGGTTATTGAATCCGATTGACTGCCCGCGTTAAGTTTCCATTCTGCCCCCGCTGTTCCTATTAAAAGAACGTCCAGAGGTAACATCCATTTTATTTCATTAACTTTTTGTGAGTTAATTGTAAACTGATAAGAATTGTCAGAACGGCTAGGTATACTTTTATTCATGTTATCAAAAGATCCGACTGTACTTCCCCATATTGTTTGTGGGTTGTCGTTCGTTCTTGCGTATATAAGTCTTTGTTCAAAAAACATAGCGCAACCGGGGTATTTGTCTGCTCCACTAAAAGGATTTTCTGAGTTTGGAGGGGTTTTATCTGTGTCAGCAGTTATACCACCTGCGGGTACGTCAAAGCTGTTTGTATTAGCCTGTCCAGCCCAACCGTAAACTGATGAGCCGTTATCGTCTAAATAGACATTCCAATAGTCTATACTTCCTGGATCTGTCCATGATAAAGTCTCTCCATCATCACCGTCTGTTAATGTCGACGGTAGGGATTCCTCATCATCTACTACTGCTGTAACAACATAATCTTTTGCCGTTCCTGTCATTGCAAGCCCTGTAGGTGCTGTTACCGAACTTTGAAAGGTAATATTTGCTATTGTCCATGCCGTGTGACCTGTTCGTGATATCTTACGAGGCGCATACGAGGGATGTGTAACATAAAGAACATCTGCACTCTGGACTATTTTTATTAAAGGAATGTCAGCCGTTTTATAAGTTGTAGTAAGTTCATAAACCTTTTCAGAAGTTCCACCACTTGAATAAGTCGTATAGGCTGAGGAATCTATATCGTTATCGTCAACATCGGTTAATTCAAAATCATTAGTATTCTTATTCGCAACCTTAAACATTTTACCGTTAAGCTCTGTCATTCCTACAACTGCTGAAATAATTATCCAATCACCGTCCGTATATCCGTGTGTTCCACTTGTAACTACTGCGGGATTTGCTTTTGTTATTGCTGTAATAGTTTTGTCGGATTCTGTAACTCTACCTTGGTTCTTATAAAACCGCATGTATAGATTTCCTACTTCTATTATATAGGATTGAGTAACAGAAAATTGAAATGGTATTAATCTTGTTACGGCTGATGAATCTTTGACTTCACCAATAAATTCTGTTCCCGGTCTTTTTGAAGTTCCACCGTGCGGGTGAATTAAGAAGTTTTTCATCTCTTTTACTGAGTTCTGATACATAGACAAATCTGATCTACCGTATAAAGACGGCGCAATCTCACCGCCTGTAAATGAATTTTTAATAATACTAGTAGGCATTTTAACCCCTTGAATCTTGGATTGAACTGCTGACCTTCGGTTTTAAATATGATTCGTTTGCGTTCGATGCCTGCGCCCTAAATCCGTATAGTCTTGCAAGCTGAGTTAATTCTCCCTGCATCTTTGTACTGCCTTTAAGCGCAAGGGCTAATTCTGCTGCTAAACTATAACTAAAAGCCGTTACAAATAACGGATCAAAGAGATTAGGATTCTCAACTTTTGCTGTATAAAATAATTCTGCCTCTTCTTGATTTGTTAATATTATTTTTTGACTTAAATCATCGTTTATTGCTATCTCAAACTCTATTTTATTAGGTGTTGTGTGAGCTAGTGAAGCATCGTAAAATGATCCAGACATCGAATATCCCGTGTTTGCATTGTATATTTTAATCGCTTTCAAACAATCAGAAGGATAGGCGTATGCGTAATCATAGCCTGAGTAAGTTTCTGTTACCAACGCAAGATCTTCTCGCCTAGTTGCAAAGTTCCAATCAAAATCCCTTAATAAAGAATCTCTAACTGGTTCATATATAGCATTACAAAACTTTGCTTCCTTGGTTACTTCTGTGAACGAGTTTATTGAATATGCTCCTAAACGAGAAAGAGCTAAATTACAGATGCCTACGCTATTCATTTATCTATCTCCCTTGCGATTTTTCAGATATTTCGTGTAAGGTTTTTGGTTCTTCTGGTTCTTCGTTTTTAGGTTGTACTGCTTTTCTTTTGCTTGGTGCTTTTTTAAAATGTGCAGGGGTTTTTGTACCGTTGTGTAATTCTAGTTCGTCTCCAACTTCATATACTCGGCTTTTATAACATTTTTTTATACATATAAATTTAGCCATAATAAAAAATAAGAGGGGATTCCTCCCCCCTTTCCTATTAGTTAGAGGTCTGCTGATCCATTACGAATCCGGCTGTTATTGCTCCGGCTGACATTGTTCCTACAACAGTATAATAAATACCTAAATAACGGTGTTCAATCTGTTTAGGTAGACCTATGCGGAACTGATAACCTTCTTTTAAACTCGCAGTAGCAATAACTGCCGATGCAATAATAGATTCTGTTGCATCTGTAATTGTTGCTGCTGCCTTATTACAAATATCAACTTTTAAACTTGTACCACCAGCAAAAGTAGTCGTACACTGTATAACCAACGGTGCGCTTCCAATTTCATTAATGCCCTGTACAAGTGAAGATTCACTTCCAAGGTCAATTAAGTTTGTGCTTATCGCAGAAACCGTCACTGCCTGATCTTCTGAAAAGATATTCTGTTTGTCCATAATCATGGTAAAATTCTCCTTAAATGGGGGACTATGTCCCCCGATTGTTAGCTTATTGTATCTTCTGTGTTAAGAATTGAATCAACACGTTTTACTGGTATGCCATCGAAAGACATAACGTGTTTTCCCATTACATTGTCAAGTGTAAGGTTTACGTTACTATTATTTGAAATCTGTCTACGCAACATTGATTTGATTGTACGGTTGCAATAAAATACACATCTTCCCATTCCCATACTTGGAAGAAGCTCGATTGCCTGTGTCATCAAGTCTACAAGGTCTGAACCTGTGGCTGCGCCTTTAACAAGATTATCAACATCTACGTTTGCGATACGAACAACATATCTCCAATCTCTCAATGATAGACCGACTTTCCACTGATAGTTATCTCTATACGCTTCAAAGAACCCGGTAGTTGTTGCATCTATAGCTGTTACCTGTCCGAGATCATTATGCTGCAAACCAGCTTTTGATCCTTTAGGATAGATCATGTGACAAGTTTCAGGGCTCCAACATACTAACCAAATAGATGTATTAGTAGAACCTGTTCCATCACCCTCTATAATATTCCCGCCGTTCTCTGCGGTTGTAAGAGCGTAACGTGGTGCTAATCCCATATATTTTTCGGGGTCGGTATTTGTGTTACCATATATAAGAGTATCAACTACATCTTTCTGCATGGTTTCTATAAATGATTTTGCTTCACTTAATCTGAAAGCTGCTGAGTTTCCATTTAACTCTACCAAATCCTTGTCGATTTGAGAATAAGCCTCTAATATCCCGCACGTGTCTGTGACCTTTACTGTACGAGATTTAGAAGGCTGAACCAATATTGTTATCGTAAAGGCTTTTTATCCTCTACTTCTTATAATTTCTTATAAGTTCAGCATACCTTTTCACCTGTTCTAGGTGCGAATGGCTCTTGGAGATATTTTATTCTGACTAGCAGTTTCAACCTCTATGCGTTGCGCGTGTTCTAAAATGTTACTCTTAGTACTTCCGCTCGGATTCCCTTGATCATTACTGAATTTAGGGTTCCCGTTCTTCCATTCGTTATCATTAGTCAATTCCTTGACTAAGCGGCATTCAGCATACCGTAGTT